ATATGATTTTGATGGTACATTGTTCAAGACACCAGAATATAAACCTGAATGGTGGAAAGTACCCGGGCAATGGAGTTGGTTTGCAAATCCTGTTGCGATGACACATCCTTGTATTCCATTAAAACCATCAGATGATTGGTGGATTGCATCTACAGTAGCAGATGCAGAGAGAAGTGAAAATGCACATAATGTAGTGAGTATTTTATGTACAGGTCGTGTGGAGTCACATAAGCCAAGAGTAAAATCTTTATTGAAACAAAAAGGTTTAATGTTTGACTATTTGTTCTTTAACACAGGTATTAGTGCAAAACTTTTTAAGACCACAGTTATGGAAGATTTATTTAAAAAACATAATTTTAAAGTGGTGCATATTTGGGAAAATGAAAACATGGGTCATTATAAAGATTTTGTTGAAAAACACTTTGGTGTGCCTTGCATTATTCATGAAGTAAAAGAGCAACATCATGATTATATTTGTGATGCACAAACCTTTGGATATGATGAAATTACAGATGAAAATCAAGTTAGTCCATTTGTAAGAGTTGCAAGTCGCTTGGCAACATTAAAAAAAAAACTTTAAAAAAAGCTAGTGAAAGTGATTTAGGCTTATTGCCTATTATGAATCCTCTATTTAATATGAGAGAGATTTGTAAGCAATCTTGTTTATTGGAAGATCATTTAAATAATGTTCGCAAGAGATGTCCTGATTGTATTAGAAAGCATTTCTTAACGATTGAGGCATTTTTTGAAGAGGCAATTTCATTAGATAAAGATTTAAAGTTGCTGGATATTTTAGAAGGTCAAGCACAAGTTATTAGAGATTTGCAATCTATTTGGTTGAGTATCAAAGATGATGAAGAGAAAAAGAGAAAAGGTTATTTATTGATATCACAGGCATTAAGAGATGTAAGAAAAAAGCTAACACCATATTGTTTTGATGTGGTGGATATGGATGAGTCAATTCATAATAAGAAGTTTGCATCTACCTGTCCACATCAAAGATATGCAACCAAAAGCAAATCACAAAAAGAAGATGAAAGAGTATCCGAAATGGTAAAACCATCACCTAAGTTGAAACCTAAAAGAGAAGATTTAAGACAAAATAGGATAGTGGAAGAAGATAAAGACATTGAGAATTTAGGAGCAGAAGGAGATCGAGATTTATCCTTACATACAACCAAAGTAGCAAAAAGGTAAAAATAAAATGTATGTTTTAGATCCTTTATATATAAAGACTGCTGATAAAGAATTGGATGAACTACATTCAATGGCATCTCAATTATTTTCAAGATTAGAAAGTAAAAAAAAGAAAGAAGATGCGAAATCGAAAAGTAAAGCTGATCCTGAGTTAGCAAATAAAGTAAAAAGAGGATTAAAAGATAAGAAATATAAAGATGATGCAACAGGTGTAGAAGTATCTTTTGGTACTGCATATGCGAGAGGCAATGCACAAGCAAAAGAAGATTTTAATAAAGAGATGGAGAGTGCAAGGAAAAAAAAGGAAGAAAGCAAATCACCTTCAAGTAGTGGTCAAGGTGGTGAAGAATCTAAGTCTATTGCTAAAAAGATCAATCAAATAGATACTAAGAAAGATTTAAATCCCCATGCAGTAAAAATTTTAAAAGCATTGAGAGGTCGTGATCCAGAAAAAGCAAAGCAAGCATTAGAAGAGATAGAAAGTGGAACTGAAAAAGGTGTAGTTGATGCTTTAATTCAAATAATGGCATCACCTGAATTACAACAAGTTTTAGGTGGTGTTAGTTTGCAACCAACGATTGATGTAAAACAAGATAAGCCTGCTCAACCTAAAGCACCATCTAAACCACCAGCACCATCTCAATCTAAAACACCATCTGTACCTAAAGCACCATCTGCACCTAAACAACCTACTCAACCTACTCAATCTACACCTGCACAGCCAAAAGCACCATCTCAATCTACCAAGCAACCTACTCAACCTAAACCATCTACTCAACCTAAACCATCTTCTCAACCTAAAACACCATCTTCTCAACCTAAACCACCTACACCAAAAGTAGTTGCACCAAAACCAGCACCAGAGCCTGTTGTAGAAAGTGGAATGTCAGCTAAACCAAAAGTAGATATGGCAAGAGTAAACAAGTGGGTAAAAGAAAACAAAGTGTCTTTTAATGGTGCAAGTTTTGAAAAGCATTTAAATAAATTAGATATAGATATGGATGATAAAGAACTAGATGTCTTTATGAAAACATATAAAGACACGGTAAAAAAGAATCAAACACATGAAGACTATAAGAAATATAAAGATGTAGATTTAAGTACAATTAAAAATCCCAAAGAACTAGCTAAAGCAATGGCAATCAAAAAAGAAGCTGAGTTTTATTTTAATCCATTAAATGGTTTGGGATTGGATACTTTGGGAAATGTGAAAGACCTTGAAGCTAATAAAGAATTTATTCGCATGAACCAACAAAAGAGATATTCAAAAATGCCAGCTGAAGATAGGAAAGCAATGGGAGATGCTTTACAAACAGAGATTTCAAAATTAGATCCTATTAAAGATAAAGATAAGATTGCAGTATTAGAAAGTGCTTATGATGGTTTATTAGCAAGTGCATTATATGAGAATAATGAAGAAGAGCTTCAAGAATTATTCAACATTGATCCAACAGAAAAAATGAGTGATGAAGAAAAGAAAGCCTATCAAGAAAAGAAACTACAAAAAAGAAAACAAAAGATTTCTAATTTAGATAAACAGATTAAAGAATTTGAGAATATTAAGAGAAATCCTTTAAGTGTAGATGAAAAAAAGAAAAGAGCAGAGAATACAAAAAACATAGAAAATTTAAAGACTAACTCTAAAACTATTAATGATAGTATAAAAGCACTACAAGCTGAAATTAAAAAACAAGATATAGATGAAGCTAAAATTAAAGAACTACAGGCAGAGATAGAGAAACAAGAAAAAGAGAAAAAAGAATTAAATACAAAAATCTCTAATTTGGAAAAAGAAAATGATACTTTTGATTTGAGAGATAAAAAAGGAGCAATGAAAGCACTTGCAGATTATAATGCAGTCAAAGCTGAATTAGAGGCTTTGAAAGAAAAGTTATTAAAATCTCAAGAAGATGAAAATGCAGATCCTAAACAATTAAAGGCAGATCAAATAGCATATAAGAAATTAATCGATCTAAAAGAAAAAGCTCAAAAAGCACAATCCATTTTAAATCGTAGAAAACAAAATGATGTGCAATTAAAAACCTTATATAGCAATAAATATAATGAGCAATTAGAAGATAAAATACCAGAATCCCAAGCAAATTTAAAAAAGTTTGAGCAAGAACTCCTTGTAAAAAAGAAAGAAATTTCTAGCTTAAAAGCTAAGAAAAATAAAACACCTGAAGAATTGAAAACTCTAGAAGATAAAGAAAAAGAATTTGAAGGTCTAAAGAAAAACTATAAAGATGAAAAACAAGTCTTATCTAAAAGAGAAAAAGAATATACTGATTTACAAGCAAAGAAACCTAAAAGGTATCCTATCAATTCAGATATTGTAGCTTTAGTTCAAACAATGGATAATCCAAAAACATTAAATGCTTTAATGCAAATGACAAAAGTAAAAAATCAAGGTGAATATAAAGAGAGTTTAAAAACAATATTTAGATCAGTATCTGATATAGATCTTATGGCAGTTGTGGAAAAAACACCTGTAAGTGAAATGGCAAAATTGTTAAGTCCAAATTATTGTCCACAAGATGCAGGAAATAGAAGTCGTGATGATGATGATGATGATAGTGGTACTTGCAAAATAACTTTATCTCATGCACAAAAACAAGAGGCAAGAGAACACATCATAGATTTCATTTCAAATGAGATGTTTTTTACTAATGCAGATAAAGGTAAGACAAAAACAGTATCCGAAATTGAAGAAGATAAGCCTATAGTTGAAAATAATTATGGTCAGCAAATACAAGAAGAAGAAAAAGAAGAAGAAGAAAAAGAGAAAGAACAAAAAGCAAAAGAAGAGCAAAAAGAAAAAGAACAAGCAAAAAAGCATGAAGAAGAAATTAAGAAATATACGAAGAATTTTGAAGATGCTTTATTAATACCTGATGAGAATAAGAGAACAGAGAGAATAAAAGAGATAACAACAGATTTGAATTTGGCAAAGGCAAGTCAAGCTACAAGAGATGAGAGATCAAGAGCAATGATAGAAGCGATAAGAAAGATACCTGATCCTAGAAAAAGACAGGAATATTTAGAATTATTGCAAAAAAACGATAGTGATCCACCTATTTTTCAAAAAACAAGACTAGGAACAGATAAAAACTTTAATAAAGTATTTATTAACAACAATAATAATAGCAAAGGACTAGATTTTAATATGAAAAAGAAATCTACAACGATCACCAATTATCAAGAGATAGCTAATACCTTTAGAATAGGTATGAAGGTATTTCCATTTTATGGTGGCAGTAAAGATCATCACGGAACAGTAGTAGCGATTTATCCAGCTATTGGTATGGTTGATGTTCAATTTCCTTTTGGTAGTTCAAGGTATCCTGTGGAAGATTTACAGATTGCAGACTTAGAGATTGAGCCTGTGCAATATGATTCAATCCCCGGGGGACTTGGCACAAAGCCTGTTAATGCAAAGACAGCATTATATTGGGCGGATAAAGATCGCAAATATAGGATGACTAGAGAAGAAGAAAAACCTACTTGTCCTAGATGCAAAGGTATAGAACTAAAGAAAACCATCTATAAAAGAGTAGGTGGCAAATCTGAAAGACTTCTATGCTGTCCTGAATGTTTGTTTCTCATCAAAACCACAGATATACTTGGTTTCAACTAAGGAGTACATGAAATGGCATTTCTAAGATATGCAAAATCAAGTATCGTTAAACCAAAGATATTTGGTGGAGAATGGGATCGTATTCGTGTTGCAAGTGGCAATAGAAGATTAGATGCTAGTTTGAAAGAACAAGCTGAAAGAATTTTAGGTGAAACATTTACACCTGATAAATATCTATTAACACATTCAACAATCGTATGTTCTGTAGATGTAGAAACACCAACAAATGTAAAGACAGGTGCTGTACAATTTGAAGGTGAAAAGATCAATAGAAGATTTTCAGATTATGTAGTCAAAGCTGATTGCGATCAATTTATTAATAATAATTTAGATTGTTGGTCAAGAGGTGTCTTGCAAAAATCATACAAGTCATTTATTGGTGCCCATAACTTTGTAGAACATATTCAAGTAGAAGAATTATCTAAAGGTAAGATTATTGATGCAGTATTAAGAGATATTGGTGATAGTCTTTATGTAGATATTTTAGTGGCTACAAATAAAAAGCATACTGATCTAGTACAACAAATTATATCAGGTCAAATGAATGCTATGTCTATGGGATGTTCTGTAGATTATACAATCTGTACTAAATGTGGAAATGTTGCTAGTGATGAAACAGAAATGTGTAAGCACATCAAATATGAAAAAGGTAATATTTTCTATGATGAAAAAGGCAATAAGCACAGAGTAGCAGAACTATGTGGACATGAATCAGAAGGTGATAATGGTGGTGTTACATTTATTGAGGCATCATGGGTAGCAACACCTGCATTTAAAGGTGCTGTTGCTAGAAATACTTTAGATATTCAAAAGGTAGCAAGTCAATCTAGATCAGCTTTTGATTTTGATTCAGGTGGTGGAGAAGAGGAAGGTGGTGAAGAGGCAAAGCCTGCAGAACCTGCAAAAAGTCCAATTGATGAATTGGAAGAACACATTAAACAAGTAGTAATGGATAGAGTAAAATCTAAGCTAGAAGAAGAACTATCAGGGAAAAAAGAAGAACCTAAAGTAGATCTTAGTAAATCTAGTATTCATGAAAATGATAGTGTGATTAAAGAAGGTAATCTCAATTTAGAGAGTTGGAATTATTCAAAGTCTGCACAAGAAACACCTACTAAAACATTAAAAGATATGTCAGATGACGATATTGAAATTTTGGTGGAAAAAGTAGTAAATCGTTTGGTTGAAGAAGAAAATACAAAAAGCACTAAGAAACAAGCTAAACTACAACAACAGTATTTTAGTCATTTAAGAGTGGCAGTAAACTTATCTCAATCAAATGAATCAGCAGTAAATAATATTGCTTTTGTAAATAAGCAATATGGTGTTGAAATCCCAAAGCATTTGTATCGTTTAGCAAGTTATTTAGGTAGTACAAAACAATATGGTGATGTGCATACTTATTTAGCAACAGCTGATACAATCTATAAGAAACCATTAACAGATAAAGAACAAAAGATTTTAGTGCGATTAGCTAAGATTTTAAGTTTAAAATAAACCTTTAAACCTATGGAGTTTAACATGACATTCCGTACAAGAAGATCATCTTTTTCTAATAGAAGAAGAGCAAATTCAGGAATCCCCGGCTATGATAATCAAGGTTGGGATGCTTTTGGACATCCAGCATCTTATGCACAACCTGAAGTAGATGAATATGGCATTGATAGTGATTTTGGCGAAGGTGTTCGCAAGGGTCCTTATCTTTCAGGCCCACCACCAGCCTCAGTAGGTTGGATGCCTAATCATCCTGCAGTAGATCAAGACCTTGTAGAAGATTACGAAACAGGTAGTCAATTACATGAATTGAATTTAAAGCAAGCTATGGAAAGAAAAGCATCTAAGTGCATTCAATTAGCTGAAAAGAAACTTGGTCGTAAAGCATCTGCTCGTGCGATTGAAAATCTTGCTTTGTCATATATGAATTTATCTAATTCTGCTATCCAAAGAAAACTTGCATCATCTTTTTTAGCTGAAGATGAAATGGATCTGATGTCAGAAGATATGTTTGCCGAAGATGTAGTTCAAGAAGGCACAGGTTATTTTGGCGAGGTTGATGCTGAAGATATGATGTCTGAAGATATGATGTCTGATGAATTTGAAATGATGTCTGAAGATATGATGTCAGATGAATTTGAAATGGACGATATGTCTATGATGGCAGAAATGGACTTGATGGCTCGTAGAGCAAATCGTAGTCGTTTTGCAGGTAAGAAATCCGAAGATTCAAGTGAAGCTGAACAATTAGCTGAAGAGGCAGTAGAAACAGCAGAACAATTAGCTGAAGAAGTTGAAGAACTCAAAGCTGAATTGCAAGCTATGAAAAAAGCAAATCTTCGTTTAAGACAAGCTAAGAAATCCGAAGATGCAGAAGAACTTGCCGAAGAGGCAGTTGAAACAGCTGAACAACTTGCCGAAGAAGTAGAAACTTTATCTGAAGAAGTAGAAACACTTTCTGAAGAATTAAAGCAAGCAAAGAAAGCAAATCTTCGTTTAAGAATGGCTAAGAAATCTGAAGATTCAGAAGAATTAAGTGATAGTGAAGTTCTTGAAGAAGAAATCAAAGCACTTAAGAAAGCAAATGCTCGTTTAAGACAAAGACTAGCTGGTAGTGAAGTTATTGATGCTTTAGAATCAAACTATGCACCACATGGTGAACAATCTGTAGAAAGATTAGCATCTGTAAGATCAAGAAAAGCAGGTGTTGGTCGTTTAGCAAGTGTTCTTAGTGATTATATGGCAGAAGAAGGTGCTGATGAAGGTGCAGAATCTTTAGCTGATCTTTTAGCTGAAATCGAAGCAGAAGAGGCTATGGAACAACAAGCATCTAAGTTTGCATCTAAGAAAGCTAAAAAAGCAGGTCAAAACAATCCTCGTTATTTCTATCAAGAAGAAATCGAAAGTCGTGAAAGCAAGCAATCTGAAAGCAAGCAATCTGCAAAGAAAGCTATGTTCATGGCTGAAGATGAATACATGATGGCTGATGAAATCGAATCAGAAGAAGAAGAACAAGCTGATTGGATGGCTGAAGAACATGAATCCGATGAAGTAGATCCATTTGGTCTTAATGAAGATGATATGATGATGTCAGAGGATGCAGATCCAAGATTAGCAAGTCTTTTCTCTTTTGCTAGTGAAGAAGAAGCTGATGAAGAAGAAGAAACTTCAACAGCATCTAAGAAAGCTAGTCGTTTTGCCAAAGCTAAGAAGTCTGAAGAAGAAGTAGAAGAAACTGAAGAAGAAGACGAAGAAGAAGCTGAAGAAGAAGAAGAAAAGCCTGCTCCTGCAAAGAAACCTGCAAAGAAGGAAGAAAAGCCAGCTAAAAAGGAAGAAAAGCCAGCTAAAGAAGAAGGTAAAGCATCTTCAAAGAAGGCATCAATTACTCCTAGACCAAAGACACAACAAGCAAGTGTAAAGACACTTGGCAATATTAGCAGAACAGCAAGTGATGCAAATGAATTGTCAAAGTTGTGGGAATCTGCACCTGATGTTAGCAAGTTCTTTAGCTAAGATTTGGTGATCTTGAGTAGTCGTTTTTAGAGCATTTAAAATAAATGTGAAAAAAGATGATGAAAAAGTAGTAGATGACTATTAAATCTTTAATAGTTTATCTATTAAACAAGAGTATATAAAGTGAAGTTATTAAAAATAATTTCAAACTTTAAAAAACTTTTAAAATTTTTCATAAACCATTCTCTTGAAAACAGAGAGTCAGAGATTTAGGAGTGACATTATGTCTATTTCTTTACTTGGACAAGCGAGTGGTGGATTTACACAAAGTAATAGTGCATTGCGAATTCTTCATGTAGGTGTTCGCAATACAGTAGGTCAATTGACTGCTGATTCTTTTACTCAAACTAATCCACCTGTTGTTACTGCAACTGCTAACAAAACTACTGCAAGTGGTTTTACTGCAGGTGTACTTGGTGTATTAAGTGGTTCAATTGCCTTTGCTCGTAATGACGAAGGTGAATTTTATCATGGTGGCCCAACTAATGCTAATGTTGGTGGTGCTGGTCTTACTGCTAATGATAATGAAAAGCCACTAGGTATTTTTATTAATACAGCTGTTGGTCTTGCTTTTACCAATCAACCCGGTGTTGCATCAAATCGTGGACCCTATGTATCTGCACAAGGTACTTATGGCAATACACTATATGAAACACAATCACAGGCCGCAGGTGGTGCTGATTTAACTTATACTATTGGTGATGAATTGTTTGCATCCGTAAATGGTTATTTGACCAATTCTGTTGTTGCAGGTAATTTGCATGATGTAGATCATGGTTCAGGGCCAAATGATGGCAATAAATGGACTATTGGTATTTTAACTGTTGCAGGCGATACATCATCTGATGAACTCGTCTATGACCAAAGAATTTAAGTTAGAAAGGTAGCAGTTAAAATGACAAATTTAAATGTTGATAATGCAGTAAAACAGAAAATCATTTCTGATTATATTAAGACTCCACAAGGTCGTGCTAAACTTGCATCTTCTATGACACAACCACTCCGTCTTAGAAGAGATTATACCTCTGTTGGTCGTAAGACTTTCTTGGTAGAACAATTGCCTGATGGTGCTTTGCCAATTTATGACAAAGATCCTGATGTTACAGCATTCGTAGTTGGTGAAGAAGGTGAAAACATTCTTGCTATTACCAAGCCACGAAGAGTAATTTTCCCTCTCTTTGAAATCGCATCAAATCCTGAAATTCCTTTAACACAAATTAAGGAAAGACGATTTGACTTGATTGAAAGAGCCCAAGACCTTGCTCGTGCCCAAATCCAAGCGGCCGAAGATGAAAGAGTATTTGCAATTCTTGATGCAGTTGCTACTCAAGGTTTTGATGGTGTTGCTGGTCAAACCAATCCTGATATTCCTGTTATTGCTCCTTTAAATGGTGCAGTACTTGCTGATGCATATGCACAAATTGAAAAGCATGATCTCCGTGTTGCTCGTGTATTTATCAATGCTCGTGATTATGCAGATATCAGAAAGTTTGGTCGTGATATTTTGGATATCGAAAGCCAAGCAGCCCTCTTAAAGACAGGTTTGCAAGCAACTCTTTGGGGTGCTCAAATCATTACAAGTCGTTTGGTTAATCCCGGGACTGTATATGTTTGTTGCGAACCTGAAATGTTTGGTCGTATTCCTGTTCGTACAGAATTGACTGTTCTTAGTGCTGATGATCCAAAGGCTCGTACAATTGGGTTCTCTGTTTTTGAGAATTTAGGTATCGGGGCTTATAATCCTCGTGGTTTAACTCGTTTAACAGTAACTCGTTAATCGTAGTAAAGACCAAAGTTAAGTTAGCAAGTTAGTTCAAGTTAAGTTAGCAAGGTATGTAAAAAAGCCACTGTGTTTAATTTCACAGTGGCTTTTTTATTTAGAGCAGAAAAAAACATTTGCAATCTTAAAAGAGATGGTCTATGTTTAAAAAGACAAACAAGGTCTTAGTGCAACTCGTTTGTTTTGTTTTTGCAGATGGTGTTTTAGTCGTGGTGATTAGGACATCATTTAAAATCCTTTTACTCATCAATAGTGAGTAATGGTTGTTGTTGTTTAAAAAGGCATAGTAAATAAAATTACTATGCCTTTTTTTATTTGATAAAATGTTTATTGTTTATTTGTATATATACTATGTGTGTTTTATTTCTCAAACCTTAAAGAAGGATAAGTGAAATGTCAGAAGTGAATTTCAATAAAGGTGTGTTTATTCGTGTAAAGGCAAATACTACAATTCATTTAGGTAAACTTGAAAGAAACCTATATCAAGGTGATGTAGTAGAATTTGATGGTGTTACATTGAGAGTAGGCAATCAAGATGTTGTGATGCCTGAACTCAAATCAGGTATTAAAAGAGGTTGGTTAACAATCGTAGATCCTACTGAATATGTAGAGGAAAAGAAAGCAGTAGAACCTGTTGTGATGCCTAAAAAAGAAATGCCTGTACAAAAGGTATATGATGAAGAAAAGTCAGTTGCTAATGTAGTAAAGAAAGAAGTTGTTCAAGCTAAGAAATTCCCTGTGCAAGTAGAAAGTCAAGATGATGATGTTCGTCCTGTGCATAAGGTAGATAATAAGAGTGGGGCAACAGTATCAGGTGCATCAAGTGCAATGGATAATGTATCTTCTCAACAAGGAGCAGAGGCAGTTAAGATTCCATTAAAGACAGCATCTAAACAAAAGGTAGTGATTTCAGATGGTAGTCAAATTACTAAAGAAATGGCAAAGCTAGAAAATCTACAAAGAGATGCAGTAAAGAAACCTGTAGTAGTAGTGGTTGAAGATCAACAAGGTGCAGAAGTATTAAATGAAACTGTAGTGGTTGAAGAAACATCAATTACACAGGAAGAATTAAGTGTGGCATTAAGTCAAGCTGAAGAAGTACCTGCAAGTGAAGAACCATCAAGTGAATTGAATCTTGATCCTATTGTAGAGGCAATGTCAAATCTACAGGAAGATTTACAGACAGTGGAGGCATTAGATGCTAAGCCAAGTACAGGAGCAGTGATTATTGGTGCAGGTGATGAATTTGCATGGGATAAATCAAAGCATTGGCAACATCGTGTAAAGTTGGCAGTAGAGAAATATGGCAATGATGCTGAAACATTAGCAAAGATCAAAGCAATTGAAACAGATGGTGTAGTGAAGGCTATTGATAAAGCATTAGCAGACCAACAATAAAATATTTGTAAAAATGGTCAAACTATATGGTATCTTAATCAAAAGGAAAAGATATGTTATATAGTTTAAGTTTAATAGTTTTATGTGCATTTATTTATTGGTTTAGATCAAATGCCAAAGCAGTGTTTGATTTACAATGGACACCATTTCAATGGTGGTTATATACAAGTTTAATCACAAATTATGCAAGTTTAAGTGCATGGTGGTTTTTAAGAGAATCGTATGATATATGGAAAGCAACCTTGATATGGCAGGTGATCTTGTTTATAGTGGAAGTATCATTGAATACATATTTCTTTGGATTTAGCTTTAAGATGTTCGTATCTTTATCATTGATCTTTATTGCCATATTGATAGGTTTGTCATGAGTACAGAAATAAAGAAATATTCGAGTGGTTATCAGAAATGTAAAGAGATTATAAAAGAGAAAGAAAAGAAGAACATCTTGCCTGAGATGTTTCCAAGTTTACCGAATAAGAAATATGATATAATCTATGCAGATCCACCGTGGGACTATGGAGGAAAAACACAATTTGATAAGACAAGTAAATCGAAAGAAGTAATAGATTTTTCAAAAAACATTTTTATAAGTTCAGCTAACTTTGAGTATCCAACAGTAAAAACAAGTATATTGAAACAAATGCCAATAGGTCAAATTACAAAAGAAGACTGTTTATTATTCATGTGGGTAACAAATCCACATTTGGCTCAAGGTATAGAACTAGGTCAAGCATGGGGATTTGAATATAAAACAGTAGGTTTTGTATGGGATAAGATGGTACATAATCCCGGGCAATATACTATGTCATATTGTGAATTATGTTTGATATTTAAAAAAGGTAAAATACCAACACCTAGAGGAGCAAGAAACATCAAGCAATTAATTAGAGTTCCAAGAATGGAGCATAGTAGAAAACCTATTGAAGTTTTAAACAATATAGATTTGATGTTTCCTACACAAACAAAAATAGAATTATTTGCTAGACACAAGCCTTTAGGTTGGGATGTTTGGGGATTAGATGTAGAAACTTAATAATCTATTTATACATTCATTTATCTTTAATAGTAAAAAGTAAAGGTGAATGATGAAAAAGCAATCAAATAGTCAAGCTAGTTGGAGTTTAATAAGTGAAGGTGTAAATTCAGCTAGAGTAGAGGCACATAGAATAAGTGTATGTGTAAAGCAATTACTAGAAGGGATAAAAGAAAATCCTGAGTTAGAAGAAGAATTGCAAAGACTATGTGGTGATGTATTATTAATGATACCTAGATCATCAGAGAATATGGAAAAGTCATTAGATAAGACAACCTATGCTTTAATAAAGTTAGGCGAAGGATTTTATCGTCAAAGGTTGCCACATGAAGATAGAGAGTTAGTGGATATCGCAAGTAAATTTAATCCATATCCAAGTGC